AGTGGCAAGTGGTGCGCGATTGCGTTAACGATGAGGTTAAGCAAAAGGCGTGTAAAGGCGCTGCTATTACGTGCGATACAATTAGTCGCTCACAGAATGGCTATATTATTCGCGACCCTAATATTAGCGATGAGGCTTACCACATGTTTGCTGGTCGCGCTGTGTTTAAGAATTACACTGGCAATACTTTGGCAATCTTAACAGGCGCAGCAACTATGCGGCCTTATACGCTAAGCGGCGAGACTGTAGATGATGAACCAAGCGAGCTGCCTGAATCAATCGCCTATATTGAAAACTCATTTACCCGGGCAGGGCTAAGCTACCAGGACAGTATGAAGTCAAGGCTTCGAGAGTTAGCTGGCGTTGGTCGTGCTGGTGTGTGGGTGGACTTCCCATCTAGCGCGCAAGGCTTATCTACTGGCGAAATAAAAACCAAAGGATTAATGGCTACCGCCCAATCATTTGAGGCTGAACAAATTAAAGATTGGTCAGAAAAGATTATCAACGGGCGCAAGCAGCTTAACTATGTAAAGCTTAGTGAGTGCTATAACCAAGTTGTTCAAAATGGCTCAGAGTTTACCCGCGAAACCTACGAGGTGTGTTATGAGTTATTCCTCGATGAGGAAGGTTTGTACTCAGTTAAGCGTGATGATGGTACAGAAGAAGTAATTTACACGCCACGGCTAGGTAATGGAGAGCGCTTAAACTGGATACCGTTTCAATTCTATGGCTCAGTAGATAATACGCCATCAATCGACCCTGTACCGCTGTTTAAAATATCTGAAATTAACCTTGCGCTATTTAATGAGGATGCAAACCTTCGTCAAAGCTCGCACTATGCATCAAACCCAACCATGTTTATGAGTATTGACCCTCATGTAACCGCTGATGAGTTTATGAATATTAATGGACTTAAAAACGGCGAGCCTATAACGCTTGGTTCAGTTGGTTATATTGGCGCATCTGGCACCATGGTTCAGGCTAATGAAAACAATTTAGCTATGAGTGTGATGGATAAAGATGTTGAAAACATGGCTCAAATAGGCGCTCAGATAATCACGGTAGGTCAAAACGAAACGGCAGAGGCGGCGCGTATACGCAAGAGTGCTGGTTTAGCTAGCCTCTATGACGTAGTTGAAAACCTAGAGGAAGGTGATATTAACGTTATCAAATGGATGATGATGTTTAACAACCAAAGCGGCCAGCCTGATGAGTTTATCTTGCAGCTTAACCGCAAATTCTTAGATGATGGTATAAGCCCGCAAATGCTACAGCAATTAATCAGCATGAACATGATGGGTAAATATCCTGATGAGTACTTATTTAAGGTTATGAAGGATAATAACTTAGCACTGGATGGTGATAACTCTATCGACTACAAGGAAAGGTTGGGGGATGATATACCTAATAAAGGAATAAACCCTGACGAAGAGTAATGATAAAGCCCCTTAATCGGGGCTTTTTTTATTCAGGAAAAGGGGTTATTTCCATCCTAATTAGATTTTCGTAAATTCGCTTGCTTATATTTCCTTTATCGAACTCATTATTCGCAACTGTGACCACCACTCCTTTCTTGAAGTTTTTATAAGCAGAAAAAGCCTCTGTCTTACTGTTGAATGTGCCAAGATGAACTTTTGACCCCATCTCATCCCTGCATGATGCTTTGAATTTATTTTTTAGCGAGTGAACACCAACAGGGAGATCGCCTCTACTTGAGTTTGTTGATATTAAGAGGCTATTCACCCTGCTTGGTATTATCTCGCAAGTATTGGGGCTATAAACCTTGCAACCAGCAACCTTTAGATCTTTGTCTATTTGAAATCCAGATTTAGAATTGTTTTTCTGCTCAAAATACCAGTCAGCAAAGTTCTGATAGTCTAACCACTCATCACACACGACAACACCTCTACCGCCATACCTACTATAGTGCGCGCTACCTTTTACATAGCACCTTGTTATCATACCCTCCCAAACCTTATAAGCTTTTGTTTTATTTCCGCCATACCTGCTTTTGTGCTTACCCTTTCCTATAGTGGCAACTCCAGCAAACGTATTAATTTTGCATAATTCATTGTTGGTGTCACAAAACCCAGCGCAGCATATTCCGCCGCATTTATTGCATCTGCAATCAAAGTGCTTAGGTGTTACTGGTAGGTTTATTGAGATTTCGCCAGTCTTACCTATGAATTTGTAACTCTTAACTTCCTCTTTAGCTTTAGGTGGTAATGGGATTGTTATTTGCTTGCAGTCATTCCTTAATGCCATTGCATTTGATGAATAAAAATAAAGCTCACCGCCTGAAATCATAAAAATCCCAGTACCACTAGTCTTGTATGGCTTAGTTTTAAACCCATGCAATTCCGCCAGATCAATAATAAACTCAGCATGCTCTTTTGATTCAACTACGCCCCATGTGTTTGAAAGGTATTCTTGAGTGATGTTTGTGAATGCAGTTTCAGACCAGCCACCTCTAAAGCTTCCTGATTTAAAAATTATATTTTTTATAGCAAAGCCAGTTTTTTCATCAGTAAATAATACAATGTTATTTGTTTCTGACTTACCTATATATGGATACTGTTTCATTTTTACTCTCCTAGTTAATTTCGGTAACTATAACACCTAATGTTAATTTCACTGCTCCGACCAGTTGGAGGTATTTTATGTGCTAGAGTGTATAAAACTAAATAGGAGAGAGAGTGATGATAAGTGTATTTTTATTTGTAATAATGATGGTTATAGCTTTAGATACTGCGGTCGAGTATTCATTAAGTAGAAGTCACACCTTGAGGCGTGAATTTGATAGCGCTTTAATATGGCGCTTTATTGCTGTACTTTTAATTATGATAGCTATAGCCAGATAGTCGCCCTTTAACACCAATCAATTAACTTGCTATACTAGCCCTATCAACCATAGGGCTTTTATTATGCAATCTCCTGAACTCTTTGCAGCTTTAACTAACAGGTCAATACTAGACCAGCGCTTTGCTACATCGTTAAATAACGAAACACTGGCTATGCTAAATGATTTATCTAAATACTTACGCACTCGAATTAATAGCGAGGGTACGCGCATTGCCACACAGAAGCGCCTAGAAAAGCTGCTAGCGGACGTTAATAAGAAAGCCGAGCAAGTCTATAGCGATATAGAAGAATTGTATCTAAAGCAATTTAAAGAGCTTTCAATTGATGAGGCTGATTTTGTAGCGGCTTCAATGCAATCGGTTGTTGTTGGTGATGTGGTTGTCGAGTCGGTATCAAATCAAAGAATATGGAATGCGATAACTAAAAACCCGCTAAGCCTTGGCGGTGATAACGGCTATGTTAACTTTGCTAAAATGATTGAGGATTTAGGTGATAATGCATCTAAAGTTGCAAGTATGGTGAGTGGTGGTTACGCGCAAGGTTTAACTAACCAGGAGATTGTACAAGGTTTAATTGGCAGTCGCGCAAATGGTTACTCTGATGGTATTGTCGATAAGTCACGCCGCGAAGCCAATGCAATTGTTCGCACAGCTTTAAACCATGTGACTACAGAAGCCCGTAACGAAGTCTATAAGCAAAACTCTGATATTGTGTACGGTTACCGCATTGTTGCCACTATCGACACTAGAACAAGTGCTATATGTCGTGGGTATGACCAGAAAGTGGTTAGGCACACCGATAAATTCCAGCCAATGCCGCCATTTCATTATAATTGCCGCACAAGTACAGTGCCTGAGATGTACGATAAATACCTAAAAGACACTGGCGCAACACGTGCAGTTAACTTTAAAAAACGCGGCGATGTTGACGCTGGTAAAGTCGGGCAAGTGTCAGCTCAGCAGCAATACTACGATATACTTAAACGCCAACCAGCAGCGCAGCAGGATTTAGTATTGGGCAAAGCTCGTGGCTTAATATTCCGTAACTCAGGCTTAAGCGCTGATGAATTTAGAAAGGCTATGACTGATACAATGGGGAATCCTCTCACGCTCAAGGATATGGCGCGAGAGAATAAAAAGATACTTGATTACATGCAGGGTAATAAGCTTTTAGATGGGTATGTTGATTGAGTTAGCTGACGGTATGTAAATAACACCCTCAGCACTAACTACAGCGCCTTTATCAACTAGTCGCTTGAGTTGCATAGCCGATATACTTAAAGCCTTAGCCGCAGCGTACATGCTGCGGTATTGGCTGGTTATTTCAACTAGCGGCTTCATCATTTGTCGGCCTTATATATTCTTAGCTTCTCATAAACGTAAGTGTCAAAATTTTCCTTAAGTTCAGGCTTGGTGATGTAAGCCGTGTAAAACTCTTGAATCTTTCTAACTGCGTGCTGAACATAAGCTAAACACATCTCTTCTCTATCATTTTCACTCATTTCAATATAAGCTTTAACGGCCTTATCTTGCTTTATGCTATTGCAAACACTTGTTAATAAGCACATCAAGTCGGCTTCACTTACATTTAAATCTTTTGCTAGTTGCTCAATCATTTTTCTCTCCAGTTGTTTGCGTTGTTTCGTTTCAGTGGGGTTATAATATCAAATCTGTTATTAATAGCAACACTTTTGTTCTTATTTATTTAAATTAATTCACTGGTCGGAGTAGTTGAGTTTTATTCTCTATCGGTTATAATTGGTCTTGCGGTGTGGTGCCGTATGAAAGATAATTGGTGAGGATATTTACACATGCGATTCTTTGGGGCTCTTAACCAATTATCGCCCTCACCACCTGAGGATTGCAGTTGTAAGTATCCTTTTTGTGTCTAATGAAAGTAAATTAGCCCAATTCAAGCGGCCAACAAAGTAGCTAGACACAGCCCTTTCAATCTCCCACATGATGAGCATTAACGACTCCCGCTATAGTTACCGTGTGCAATAAGCGGCATATAAGCGCAAACAATCAGATTGAGTTAAATACTCCCTTCTTGCAAAATGACTTTGATACGAGATAAACAGCGTTATGTCATGGTTATATGGTTTGACCGACCAAAATGGATTCGAATAGGGTGCTGATTACTGTTTTGTAAGATTGTAAGCAAAAGATACTTCTATAGTTACCATCCATGACTAACGTATCTAATGACACTTATTATCTAAATTTGGCTACAATCAGCATTAGCAAAATAAGCCATTTGTTAGTATATTTGACCAACTAGATTTAACAGTATAAAATTTAGTTAATATTAATCAGTAGCAGGGCTACAACCATTACTATTCAGGAGAATAAAATGGCGGAAATCACAGAAGCACAATTGAAAGAAGCTTTAGAAAAGCAGAAGCAGGAGCTTCAAGCTGAGTTTGAAAAGCAGACTGAGGGCTTGCGCTCTAACCGCGATTCTTTACTTGCTGAGAAAAAGCAAATTGAAGAGTCAACAAAGCAGCAAATTCTTGAAAAAGAACAAGCGGCTATTGATGCGGCTAAGAAGGCAGGTGACATTGAAAAGCAATTTGAACTTGAGCGAGCACAACTAGAGCGTAAGCAGGCTGAAATGAGTGAGCAACTTAATCAGCGTAACGATTTAATTCTTTCAAGTAAAAAAGAAGCATCTGTGAATAGCATTGTTTCTAACTTTGCTAAACAAGATAAGCTGAGTCAGCTTACAGCAAGTCAATTAGTCGAGCATAGCTTTGGTGAGGACGGTAACGTTGTAACAAGCTATAAAGACTTAAGCGGTAATGTTGTAGCTAACAACCAAGATGATTGGTTAGCATGGGCTAAAGCTGACCCTGATATGAGCAATCACCTGGTAGGCACAAAAGCATCTGGTACTGATTATTCGACTGTTAAACCATCGTCTAATAACCAGCAACCTAAACAGTATTCTCAAATGAGTCCAGAAGAAAAACGGGCGCATTTGGAAACCGTAGAAGTAAACCGAAATTAATTAGGAGGCCATCATGGCTTTAGGCGATTTTCAAGTATTTAACGACTATGCCTACCGCGCTTTTGCGGTGACATTACAACAAAACATTAATATGTTTAACGCTGCTACTCGCGGCGCTATTACATTGGATACCATGGCTGTAGCTGGTGATAAGCACCAAAAAGCGGCTTTTGAGAACCTTAGTTCTTTAGTGGGTAACCGTAACCCTGCATCTACTGCGGCGGCTACTGAACACGCGCTAAAAGAGTTATTAAAAATTGACATTAAAGTGGGTTGGGGTACGCCTAACATTACTTACACAAACACTTCATTCGATTGGACTAACCGCGACCCTCAAGAGGCTGGCCGTTTATTTGGTGAAGATATTGCAGCAGGTGCTATGCAGTACATGCTTAACTCTGTTTTATACTCTGCTGTAGCGGCAATGGATGATGCAGACATTAACTACGATGGTACCGCTGGTGTTGCTTCACTATCTAGCCTTGTACAGGGTGCTGGTAAGTTTGGCGACCGTCAATCTGCTATCGTTGCTTGGGTTATGCACTCTAAGTCGCAAACTGACATTTGGGGTAACGCTGTTGGTAACTCTAACGACCTGTTTGATTTTGGTACTATCCGTGTAGTTTCTGATGGTCACGGTCGCCCGTTGATTATGACTGACTCAGACGCGCTACACTTTGATAATGCTGGTACTGAAAACTATATCCAACTTGGTTTGGTTGCTGGTGCTTTGTCTGTGCAAGATCAAGGTGATTTCCGTTCTTACAACGTTACTACGCTGGAAGAAGAAAACGCCAAGCAGTTACTTAAATCAGAAGGCTCTTTCATGCTAGGCCTGAAAGGTTATTCTTTCTCTGACACTGTAACGAAACCTAATGATACTGCATTGGCTACACCTGCTAACTGGACTCGTATCACTGACCTAGGCCTTAAAGATACGGCTGGTGTTGTTGTAACTACTTTATAAGGAGCCTTTAAAATGGCGGAAGCAAAGAAATTTAAATTCTCTGATGTTGTACTAACTGCAACTGATGGTAAAAAAGAATATAAATTAACACCGGTATCAATGGCGACTGTTAATCTTGCTGGTATGGCTGTGTCAGGTGAAGATTACTACGTTAAGAAAGCTGTTGCGCTTGGTGCTACTAAAGCTAAGTAGGCTTTAAAGTTAAATAAATGAAAGCCTCACCATGCGTGGGGCTTTTTTGTGAGGTTAACATGAGAAATGACTTACTAGCCGCGATAGTATCGGCTTTAGGTGGGAGTGTTACGAATATGAATAATAGAAATAAGATATTGGTTGATATAGTTTTAGCCGCTGGCGGGACTGTGACTAATCCGAATGATAGAAACATGCTACTGCAAGATTGGCTTGATGCTGCGGGTGGGGTTACTCCTGAACCTTCATCCACGAGAATAGCAAACGCTAATGGAGTAGATCAGGAGTGGGAACTATCAGAAAGATTAATTGATGTCGACTCTCTTGCTGGATTAAAATTTGAGATGGAATTTATAAGTTCAGACAGAGGTGGAACCTTAATATCTCAATCAACTGACGATGGCCAGAAGGAGTTTCAGGTTTATATGGCCGCTAATGACATTAGGTTCAGTATAGGCGGCGACGTCACAACCTTTTCAGCCAATTTTGCTGGTGGTGTCATTTCAATAGAGTTTCCAACCGACCTGACGGTTAATGTTTCCATTGACGGTATACCAGTAGTAACGGCTGGGGTTATATCTAGAGGCGGGACTAGGACGCCAACAGGTAAAACAACCCTACTGTCAAGACACGGATTCTACAAGTCGGGGGCAGTTATAAACTTTAAACACTACCAAGATGACGTGCTTATAAACGAGATTCCGCTAACAAAAGAATCAGACGGTTCGATTCAAACACCTGATGTAGGGAATGTAACTGCCACATTTACAAACTACGACCCATCTGTTTGGTTAGAGTATTACGGTATAAGTCGTGTGGTTGTGTTTGGGGCATCTATAATGGAAAGGTCTTTTAACACTGACGCGGGTTATGATGAACTTACTGCTGCCGACTTCCTAAATAACGGGATTGTCGTAGAGGTCATAGAGGAAGCCACTGGGGGTGATGTTACTGACGATATGATTACAAAACTACCCGCCTTAATATCTAAGTATCAAGCGGGCGTTGGCAGAACAATGTTTATGATTCATTGGGCTGGTGGAGATACTAGCCAAGATGGGCCTTACCCTGGTGGAGCTACTAATATAAACACTAACTGCCGAGCTATGGCGCAAAGCTTGGTTGATGCTGGTTTTAAGATAGCTATGTCTACTATCACCTACCGCCAGCCGCCTGGCGGTAACTACAGTGATGAATATAATACTAACGTTATGGATGCAATAATTTCTGATTTTGCAGACATCCCATTAGATTTATACACACTGACATTCGACAATAAAGATACTTATTTAGGGTCTGATGATGTACACCCTACCACAGCTGGATTGCAAATGATTCGAGAGTGGGTTGCAGAGGGTGTATCAAACGGAATGAAGGGTGATTTATGAGTGCTAACGCAAGAAACGAAATACTAAATCTAATCCTTGAGGCTATACAATCTGGCGGCTCTACCGATGACGCTATACGAGAAGTTGCAAAAGGAGTTACAGGTCATGGTTATTACACATCAAGCACGGGCACTGTTGGCACTCCGATAGTTACTAGCACCGGCAATAAAACCAACTTAAACTTTGATACCGTATTGTTTGAGGATTACTTGCCATATGGTGCAACTACATTCTTTACTGGCGGTAGAATGACACCGCAAAGTAAGGGTGATACATACTCATGCCGCATAGGCTTCTTTGCATCTGCATCGCTTAATAACGGCGCATTTGCATTGGAGTTAGATATCAGTGCGGCGGGTGATAGCTCAAACGTTATAGCTAAAAAACCAGTTAGAATGATTCGAGGGAGTAATCAATTTGAGTTTTACACAGTTGACTTAGATATGTTTGCCCGTGATGATTTCTTAGCTAATGGCGGCTTAATTAAGATTGAAGCTGTTGATGGTAATATATCAATTCACAGCTTAACCTTGCTGGTAACTAAAACAACAGCAGGATAGCAAAAAGCCCTCATTGCGAGGGCTTTGTTTTTAGAATGATAACAATTCCTCTAGTTGCAAACCTTCTTGCTCGCTTTCAACGCCGTCAACAGTAACTGAGTTATCCGTTATTTCATAATCAGAATACCCTTCACCCTCTATTGTTTGCTTTAAGGTTTCCTTTCCATCTTCTGACAGCTCATCCTCAAAAACTATATGTACGTAATATTCTTCTACTTGATAAACACTCATATTAACACCCCATAAATACAGTTGGATTACTACGCCAGCCGCGCTTAACCCTATCAATCAATACTTTGGGCTTGCGGTTATGCTCGGCGACTATTACACCCCACGGGATATAGTTACCTTTTTGTCTGTCGAGATGTGTGCTACGCATAATCTTATCTGTTTTATGCTCTGTCATGTATTTACCGTCATCGTATTGCATTATTCGCCCCTCGCTTCTTTTAATAATAACTGTATCTCGTGCAATGTTTGCATATCATGATAATCAGGCCCTGATTCAGTTTGCGGTGTTATACGGCTAGCTCTTTGATCGTTAACCTCATCAATCAGCATGTAAAGCTCGCTTGCAACAGATTCAAGCATCTCGTACATCTTAGGCGCTTTTGATATCAGTGATGCGTTAGCTACAGCCTCATCCATATCTACGCAACATGCTGAAAGCACATCACCGCTTGGCGAGTTAACAAAAATACCATTAACAACTTCCCACTTACCTTTCGTAAACTTAGTTTTACTCATTTCACTCTCCATTTATTTAACTTGTGCACACTGTATCACGGCTTTTTAATTTAACTGCTCCGACCAGTTGACTAGTTAAACTTTAATCAATATAAATTAAGCGCTATACTGTAGCTATTAACTTAGAGGGCTAACAATGGCTTTAATAATTGAAACAGGAAACCAAGTTGCAGATGCTAACAGCTATATCACTGTAGCTGATGCTGAGGCGGTAGCTTCTACTTACGGGTTAACCTTTACAGGTGACGCCGAAACAGCGCTTAAAGCGGCATACAAGTGGCTTAATACGCAAGAGTCACAACTACAGGGTAAACGCCTTAGCGATATTGATACCACGACAACGCAAACGGGTATTTATCCACGCAAGCCCGTTTATATTCGCGGCAACTTAATCGATGAAAGCTCGATACCAGTTGAATTAATCGAAGCGCAAGTTTTAGCGGCTTATGCTAATGAGCAATCAAGCATCTTGTTGCCGACTATTGGTAGCACTACTGGCGCAATTAAAAAGGAAGAATTAGAAGGCGTAGGCTCACAGGAGTTTTTCGAAGGCTCAGCGCTTGATTCTAACGAAACCAATTCAGCTTTACAGCTTGCAATTGCAACACTTGAGCCGTTAACTCTACGCGCTTTGGGTGGCGTATTTGGTGGGCGCTCAGTTGTTAAGGGCTACTCATAATGGCAATTAATCGCGACTTTGGGCGCTCGCTATCAGATAAGCTAATGAATGGCACTTTTGCAGGCGTTAGGCGTAGCATTGTTATTACCGAGAGCGGCGCTTACGACCCAATTACGGAAACTGGCGGCGTTATATCAACTCATACAGGATTGTGTACTTTAACAAAGCTCACTAAGTCCGATATTGCTAACGAGTCTATCCGTGATACTGAATTTGTGATTAAAAAGCGTTGCGCTGAGGTTGTTGATGATACAACAAAAGAAAGCTTCTCTGTACGCAATGATAATTGTGAAATTAAAGTTGATAAGCTAGATCCGATTACCGATACAAGCTTAGGCTTACAGGATTGCGTTATTGTTAAAGTTGAAGTTGATGCCGTCGATGCTGTTTATACTATCTACGGGAAGTATCGCTAATGGCCTACAGTAACGAGAAAGAGTTAGATATTGAGGATGAGCTAAGCGATTATGTTGTTGATGGCATGCGAAGTGCTGGGTTTAGCTTTTTGAGAAATGTCACATTATCAAGCCCCAGAGGCACAGGTAGGTTTGCATCAAACTGGACGTTTTCAACTGATGACCCTGACGATAAAACATACCCAAGAAGAAGCAACCCAAGTAACAATATAAGGCGTCAAAACAACAAGATGAAAGCGTCAAAGATTGAGCCTGAAACAGTGCTCTGGTTTAGCAACAACCTACCCTATGGCCCACGCCTAAATAATGGCTGGTCACAACAAGCGCCCGCATTCTTTGTTGAGAAGGCAGCTAGAGTATCTGGCATTGATATACCGGACGGTACATTATGATTAACTATGATTTTGGTGATGCAGCAAAGGCGCTACAAGTCAGGCTTGCTACGTTTATAACTGATAACGCCATCGATATTCCTGTAAAATGGTACGGTGGTTCGGGCAAGTTTACCACGCCTGATAATTCAGCATGGATGCGTGATACAATAACCGTACTTGATGAGATTCAAGACCCTTGCCGCTGGAAGCGCACTGAGGGATTTTACACAATTGATTTATTCTACCCTGATGACTCAGGCATTAATTCAATGTATGACACAGCTAAGCAATTGCGCGTGTTATTTGAAAACCAAGTGTTTGCCAATGTTAAATGTATGAATGTGGAAAACAACCCACTACCAGACGAAAAGCCTTGGCTGCGCTTACAACTTAATATTAATTTTTATACGGAAGGTATGTAAATATGGCTAACGATAATATCCGCGCAATTGACCAAACGGTTTTTATTGCTGAGCAAACAGCAAAGGACGATGTATCATCATTGTCTTTTGATAAATTCTACCGCACTGGCGGCGCTCCTGTTGAAACGATTACCTATGAAACCTCAGCTATTGTTGATGAAGGTGGTCAAGCTCCTGAGCAGGTTAAAACTGGTTCGGAGCGTCAAATGGATGGCGAGAGCGAATATAAGCAAGGCGACTGGCAGCTATTTAAAAAAGCTATCCATGGTGATGAAGTTTTAACTGATGTGACTGGTACAGATATCGAGTTTACCGCTGATGGCTTAGACTCTGGCGCATCTAACGCTTTTGAAAATCTAATAGCTGGTGATTTCTTTTGGGTTACTGGTAGCGCATCAAACGATGGCTTATTTATCATTGAAACAAAGCTTAATGACAATGAAGTCGAAACGACTGTAGCGCCAGTGGTTGAAGCTGCGGGCGCAAGCGTTACTGTGTTTAGCCGCAAGGTTAAGTCTGGCACTACGCGCTACTACGACACGGTGCAGCAACGTTTACCATATGATTCAGGCGCTGGTGGCATTGGCTATAAAACGTTTACTAACGGATTGATGGATACCGCGCAGTTAACAATCCCAGCTACGGGTATTATTACCGAGTCTGCAACATGGTTACTTGGTGGTGCTGTTGCTGGTACTGCCGCGCTATCTGGTCAATCTGATTCAGGTAACGCGCGACCTAGTACGATGACTAGTGACAACGTTTCTGGTTTTTGGATTAATGATGCTAGCGAAAAATGTCAAATTCGTAGTGCTGATATGTCAATTGCAAATAACTATGAAACACTAGACGCTGCTGGCTGTAGTGCGCGTGAGTTTGGTAAAGGTCAAATCGGTGTGACTACCTCACTAGTTGCTTACACTAACAGTGCAGACCCGTACAAGTACGATAACTACGCAAGTGGCGCTACTGATATTAGCTTTGCATTTGGCCTTAAGTCGAATGATGAGTTAACGCAAGTGGTTTACAAGATGCCTAACTGTAAAGTTACAACGACTAGCAAAGAAGCTGACGGAAACCTGCTAATGACCAACTTTGAGATAGCAGCTCAAGGTAGCAAGGCGGAGTCAACAACTATTACCATTTACGTAAACCAATAAAATTTAGCCCTGGGGAGTTAGCGCTCCCCTTTTTTCAGGGCATTCGGGGCTAATATGATTTTAAGTGACTATCAAGAAGATGAAAAACGCCAAAATCAAGGCGTTAAAGTTAAAATAGATGATGCCGTATTCATCATTAAGCGCTTTGGCACGCGTGAAAGTGATATATTTATGGCTAATCTACGCAAGAAAAAATACAACCCTTATGCGGTCATATCTGACGGCGAAAAGCAGCATTTAGAAAATGAGGTATTTGGCGAGTGGCTAGCCAAATACGCCATTGTTGATTGGTATGGCGTTTATGACGATAACGAAGAATTACCATATAGCAAAGCCGCTGCATGGGATATTTTCACAAATCCTGAATACTTCCTTTCATTGAACAACGCATTAATATCACGCGCCGTAGACATTAAAAACTTTCTGCACATAAACGCCGATGAAGATATTGAAGCAATTAAACCGCGATTGAAGTTTGATGCTGATCACCCTACCGCAGAAGAAAAGCAAACATACCTAAAGCATTGCGATGCACTTGGCGCTGATGCTGGTTTAACTGATTTGAATGAGCTGCAAGCCGAGTTATTGAATGCGCTTTACCGCGCCGATAGAAACCGCGATAAAGACTGTTCATTGAAAGATAAACAAATACTTGAGCAAGTAAAAGGCGTTGCACTAGATGAAGATATTGCATTAAGCATAATCCAGCATTTAGATAGCTACTTGCTTACATGCCGTAACGACAAAATTAAGAGAGAGTCTAAAAAATGACAGAAAAGCGCATAAGAGTACGGCTTGATGCTGGCAACACCAAAGCAGAGATTAAAAGCCTTAACAATGAAATGACAGGTCTAGGCTCTACGTCTGACAAAACAACCGACTCTATGCGCAAGCTGACAAGTGTCGCACAGGCTGTTGCGACTGCGCTGGCGACTGCTCAAATAATTAAATACGCCGATTCGTGGACTACGGTGAATAACCGACTAAGCCAAGCTACCAGCTCAGCAAGTGAGTTTATTAATGCTCAAAAAGGCGTTATATCAATTGCCCAGTCATCTGCAACCGATATAGAAGGTGTCGCGTCTGCTTACTCAAGACTGGCACAGGCAACTGATGAGCTTGACTTGTCTCAAGAGCAATTATTAAACGTTACTAGCAAGCTAACCCTAGCGCTAAAAGCTGGCGGGGCGACTGCTGACGAGACTAGTAGTGTTATGATCCAGTTAGCTCAGGGTTTAGGCTCTGGTGCGTTGCAGGGTGATGAGCTGCGCTCAATACTTGAGGCGTCAATACCAATAAGTAAGGCGTTAGCTGCTGAATTTGGTGTTAACGTAGGTCAGTTAAAAACACTTGGCTCGCAAGGTCAGATAACCGCTGACAGGGTAATTTCTGCCATTGAAAATATGGACGATAGCGCACTCTCATTTACTAAAACATTTGCAGACGGATTAACTAACGTCAACAACTCACTAACTGTTTACGTGGGTGAGATAAATGAATCATTAGGTGTTACCAAAACTGCTGGCGAGGCGTTAAACTCACTTGCAAATAACATTGACACTGTGGGTGATGGGTTGATTGTTGTAGCTACTATTTTCGGTGCGAGAATGGTTGGTGCGCTAGCAAGCTCAACTGCCGCGCTTGTTGCATACACAAGGCAGTCTTTAGCTGCTTCAATTCAAACGAATGCACTAGGGCAGGTGGTAGCAAGGTCTACTATCGCTATGAATGCTCAAGCGTTAGCTGCTCGCGGTGCTACTGCTGCGATGGGTTTATTAGGTGGCCCTGTAGGTATAGCTGTTGTGGCCGCTTCTGCAATAGCTTACTTTGCAACCACGATGGATACGGCATCAACTGCTGCTGATAGCTATGCAGAAAGAGTTAAAGCGGTAACTGGCGAGCTTAAGGAAAACGAAAAGCAGCAAGGCAAAGCTAATGAAGCATTGCGCGATAGCCTTAGAATTAATATCAGCTCAAAAATAAAGGCACTGGAAACCGACCTTAAAAAACAAGAGCAAGCAATACTTGATGCAACTAGATCGGGCGCTGATTTCTCTGCCGGCTTAACTACTGCAACGCAAAAGGCTGGTGAGCTAGAGTCTCAAATAAACAGCCTTAAGCAATCTTTGTTTGAATTAAACTCAGAAGCCAGTAAAGAAGATATTTTAAAAGGCGTAAATATTGGCGATCAAACTGGCGGTCAAGCGCCTGTAACGTCCGGCATAGATTCAAATGACGCGGTAAATGCAAGCTTAGATACCTTCTTTGCGGAAGAGGACAAGCTTCAATTTGACGCGCTTGGCAATGCCATTGCTTACAATCAAGAAAAGTTTGAAAACTTAAAATCATCACTAGCCATAGAAACCCAAGCCATGCAGGAAGAGGCAGAGGTTAGAGCTGCGTTTGCTGCTGGCGAAATAAACCAACGTCAATTAGATGAAGAGTTAGCGCTTCAAAATATATTCTACAATTATGAAGCTAGGCGGGCAGCAATACTTGAGAATGAGCAATTAACACATGATCAGAAGTCGGAATTGCTAGCCATCCTTAGTGAGCAAGAGATTGAAGCGGAAAGGATTAAGCAATCAGAGTTAACCGCTATTACTCAAGATGGTGAGAGTGATAGGACTCAGATAGAGCTACTGGCACAAAATGCAAGGATAAATAACCTGCAAAGCGGCGCAAGCTCTGCGCTATCTTTACTTGGCGCTTTTGGCAATCAGTCATTTAAAACACAAAAGAAATTCGCCATAGCAGAATCAATTGTAAATATTGCGGGCGGTGTAGCTAAGGCGCTTAACAACCCTTACCCTGCAAACTTAGCTTTTGCTGCTCAAGTTGCCGCTCAGGGTGCGGGTCTTATAGCTACAATTAAAAGCTCTCAACCATCAACCAGTACAAGCTCAGTCTCAACATCTGGCTCAGCCGCCGCCACATCAAGCTCAAGTTCCACAGTTGCAAGCTCAGCATCGTCAACCACAACGCAAAACACGCAAAGGGTATTTAATATCGAGCTGCCTGATTCTGGTTTCGTGGCAGTTGACACGGTTGGTGATATACTCAAGTCATTAGCTGAGAATAGTGAGGATATGCAAATTGCAATCAGTAAAGGTCAGAAGCAAGCGCAACGGGTGGGGGCTATATAATGGCTAACTTTGTAGCGAATACAATTGTACTGGGTGATGCACCAATGGCGGAACAAGACGTATGTTACGCCATTGTGGGATATAAAAACGATATACCTACATCGACTTATAGCGGCCAAGCTGAGGACTCGACATATCCATTTGCAAACTGTTTGGATTATCGAGATAACACCCAGTACAGCCCCGCAGCGTCAAGTGGTAGCGTTCAAATCATCATAAGTAAGCAATCATTGTTTACTGTTGATTACTTCGGCTTAGCGCTGCACAATGGCTTTAACGCTGGCTTGACTGGCAAAGTTGAAATGCAAAGCACAACAAGTGGCAGCTATGAGGAAATAGCCACTTTCACACCATACGGTACTAACAAGACTATCTGCGAATACTTTGGCAGCAAAGAGGCTTATAAATTCCGTATTACGCTTAACTTTACTAGTAAGCTGTTTATTGGCGCTATGTACTTGGGTAAAGCTTGGAATTTAGGTAGGCAACCCGATATCGGACTTAAACCAGCATCATTGAATAACGTTGATGAGGTTGTAGGCTTTGATGATAATAGCGGGCAATTCACTATCGGTAGAGTTGAAACGGTTGGCTTTGATACTGATGCCACATTCAGCTTAATACCAATGGTGGGTACTAACGGTATACGCTCTAATTGGCCTAACTTCCAAACTCACTGTAAATTATCGCGTCCATTCTTTTTTAAATGGTCTGTGTCGAATAACGATAATACATTCGGCCAATATCGAAACCCTTCGTCCATGCCTGATGTGACTTACACAACATCATTCCATGGGCAGGTAAAAATTCAAATGCGGGGGCGCGACTAATGAGCTTTGATAGCAAAAAGAATGTAAGCGGCATTAGGACGGTAACGGCGGTTGCTATTTACCCAAATGCCTGTCGCTACTCAGTGCCTGATATCATTGATTTAGGCTTATGCACTAGCGGCGAGCCAGCGGGCAGCTCATACACTGGTGCTTTGATAGTGTCGCCTGATAGCGGCTCAGATATAGGGTTTTATGCCAACTCTAATCCATACATGACCACAACCAGCGGTGAAATAATAAAGGTTACTATTGATAGCTCAACTCAAGTGACTATTACGGCGCGAGGTCAATTGGGTACTGCTGCTTCAAGTATCTCAACAAGTGAGCCGTTACGCATTATGCATGGCGGCGAGGCTGATGGTAGCTGTAAGGGTTACCCACAATTGCCCGATGGCAGCGGTTGCTCCACTGCTGATAGTTTTGATCGCACTGTTGAGCGTGAGTTGTTATTCCCAACATCGCAAAACTTTAACGGCCAGATTTATTTCAATGGATTGCAGTCTGTTACTCATACGCCTGTAGAGCTAAAGCCCGGCACTGCTATGGCTAAAAACGCTAGTGTGCGCGTATCAATTCTTGATAATGATGACGGTGACGCATACACAGTGCCATACCCTTCGCAGCGCACCACTAAGGCAACGTTATTTAAAAAGCTATTAGCTAGACACCCTTACATGCAAAATCGCCGCCTAGTTACGTTCAGTGGCTTTCTTGATGATGATGGAAACTTTGACCGCGATGAGTGTATCGAGCGCGAATATATAATCGACACGATGAATTTAAATAACGGTACAGTTTCAATTTCATGCCTTGACCCACTAATGCTAGCGGAAGCTAAAAAGGCAAAATACCCTGAAACATCAAATGGTCGCTTGGCCGTTGCCATTAATGATACTAGTACGCAAATATCTTTAAGTAGCTTTGGGCTTAATGAATATGGCTCTAATGGTGATTCTGTAACGGTAAATATTGAAGATGAGTTGATTGATTGTACTGTTAATGATGCCACTGCGGGTATTCTTGATATAGTTACCCGAGCCGTAGGTGGTAGTGAGAAAAAAGACCATGACATTGAATCATCTGTGCAATACGTGCCAGTGTGGGAGAATTTCAACCCAGTAACTAAAATAATTGAAGTGCTACAAAGTACCAATATAGAAAGCCGCTTTTATGATGATTATACATCTGCCGAAAACGCAGTGGTGCCAAACATGGGCAAGGTTTACATAAGAAAGCCCGAGGCGGTAGAGGATATTATTGACGAGGTTATCCGCTCATGGTCTGAAAGTGGTATTGCCCTTTACTTTGATGAGGTAGCAAAGAAAGTGCGTATCAAGGTATCTAGCGACTTCGGCCAGCAACCGTTAACACTTAGTGATAGTGGCAATATAAAGCAAGGCTCTATAACTGTAGACAACAATTACAGCGAGCAAGTAACACGCGCGTCAATTGGCTTTGCGCCTTTCAATGCTGGTAAAAAGGTTGATGATGAAAATGCATCGATTATTTACAAGGGCATTGATTTAATAACTGAAACCACTGGCACACTTGAGCCGCTTGAAGATGATGAGTTTTATTCTAGGTTTCTGACAAATAGTGATACGGACATACAAATTGCCGTTGCTGGTACGAATAGGATTTCTCAATTAAACAAGCGCCCACCAATCATATACACGTTTGATATTGATTATAAAGACTACGGCCAAACTGATGACGGACTGGTTGAGGAAGGTGAAATAATAAACGTTACCTCAACCGAAAGCGTTGACGATAACGGCGACCCTAAAAGTGAAAATCTGCAAATAATTTCATTGAAGGAAAACCCAAGCCAGAACACCTACACGGTTAAGGCTAAACTGTATCAGGATATTATTGTTGAAGCCGATTTTGATTTCGTGATAACCGAGAGTAAAGAGGATTACGATTTAAGCGCAGATTTTGCGCCAACTGAGCCAGGTGAGTATACGGTGTTTATTTCATCTGGCGTAACCATTGGCGCGACTTCTGCTAATAATCCAGCCATGACTACGGGCGCGCAAGCTAATGGAGTTACGTTAAATATAATAAACCGCGGATCGATACTTGGCGCTGGCGGGCGTGGTGCTGATGGGGTTTACGCTATTGCTACAGCTCCAAACGACCAGCCAGAAAGGACTTACATACCCGGTAACGATGGTTATGATGGCGGCAACGCAATTGAGCTTACATGCCCATGTACTTTTGATGTTACGCAAGGCGTTGTTTACTCTGGTGGCGGCGGCGCCCCTTCTACTTACTCGCTAGCAGATAGCACAGTAACACCTGTTTTTGTTCAGGCTGGTAATGGCGGTTCGGGTGGCCAAGGTTATGTTGGTGGTTTGGGTGGTGCGGCTGGCTCAGCTCAAATAGACGGCTTACAAGTTGAGTATGGCGAAGTTGGTGAAGATGGATCAAGGTCTAGGGCTGGCACAGTTGGCGGTCTATCTGCTGGCGCTTGGGGTGAGAGTTCAGACTCTAACATTGATTCAGGTAATTCGGCTTTACCTGGTTACGCGATACTATCAAACGGAAATAATGTTATTATTGTCGGTGACAATAGCTTAACAATTAAAGGGCGGAGAGATTTCTGATGGCTTTAGAGCAAATAACATTTAATATCGGGGCGTTTAACGATGCCAATGCGGGCGGCAATAATTATTATACAGGTACAGTTTTTGAGGTTAAAAAGCAGAGCGATAATACTTTTGCCTCGATATATTCAGATCCAGATGGAGGCTTCCCAATAGCTCAAAATGGAATTGACAACCTTTCAAACTCTATTGGTGAGTGCAATTTTTATATCGATACTGGCGATTATTATATCGAGGTTGATTCAAAAAGAAAAAACTTTAACGTAGGACTGCCAGCATCATTTGTCGCAAATTTAAATGGCGGTAGTGTTCAGGATTACATAAACGAAAACCTAACCCCCTTTAAGAGCGCTGTTGATATGGAGTCGGCTAGTTACCTCTCACTTTATCCTGAATACACGCGCGTAGTTTGGCAGGGCAGATTTACACAATCTGATGGTGGTAGCAACTGGGGCGTTTTACGCTTCGGCGCTCACACCGCTGATGGCGGCTCTATATTTAGCATTGACTCAAACACGTATGTAAAAGCCAATCTAACAAGCAAGGTGAATGTTAAAAAGTTTGGGTGTAAGGTGGATGCCAATAGCGACACAACAGAAGGCACACCAACAGGAACTGATGACTATGATGCTTTTTATAAATGCCTGACATATACCGTTGCTAACGGTGCATCTGCATTTATTCCTGCTGGTAACATGCTCATAGGTAGCACTATTGATATTGACTCGCTACCTTATGGCGACTTGAAAGGTGTTAACATTATAGGAACTAAAGTTAAGACTGGTAGAACATACACATCACAAATAAAAGGCAAGGCGGGACTAACGAACCTATTCACTCAGGCGTTTGATGCTGGTTTATCAAAGCAGCGACCAATAACCCTTGTTGGCTTCGGTGTTATATCAGAAGACCCGTGGGAGGATTTAACTGTAAGAGCGCCATTGAGGGCTTTTGATTTATATTCATGTCCTAGCTCGCACTTTGAGAGATTGCACTTCTTTGGTATAACGTCTGGATTACATACAAGGGCTTGCTGGCTATCTTCTTATGAAGACATAACAACAAACCGATGCTCGCAAGGTATATTTTGTGATGGTGATGACGGTGATGGCGGTTACGGGTTTGCCGACCATTGTAGTTTCAATAACATCACAAATAGCGGCTGGGTTTCTACATTCGGGCTTTGGCTAAGGGGCTGCAAGTCTCCAACGCTAAATAGAATAGATGGTGAGACAGGGCATACAGGTAACGCACTAATCATAGAGGGGTGTCACAACGTTGACTTTAGGGGCGGTTATTTTGAGGCGTTTAGGTCTGTAACGCCTGTAGTAATTAGACCTATTGTCGGTTCAACTCTTGATGACCTTGAAGAGTTTTCGACTAGCGTAACAATGACAAATATACACGGACTAACTAACAAGGTTGGATTAATCTCAATTATAAGGGGTTGTCTTGGTGTAAGACTGAACGGAGTTAGAAACATACGTGTTGACGGTTCTGGTCGAGATGATGAAGCCGGTGAATGGCTTGTTCTATCTGCTGGTGCCGCTTCCGAAGGTTTTGCTAACTATACTCAAAATATAATTATAGATGGTGATATTTCAGACTCTGACGTTGCGTCATCAATAACAAACCTGACAGCTCATAGTCAGATGTTTAACTATGATGGAACGGTAATACAAAGAGATTCAAATAAGACGTTCTACGGTTTAACCTTGAAAAGAGGTATGACACTAATAAATACAGCCTTAAATACCGTTGAAAAGGTAATTGACTCAGGTACTTTAAACTCTTCAATTACTATAACTGCAAACTCAACTGCTGACAGCAGGATATTAACTGGCGTTAGCAGCTTTACTGGCTTGTATGTTGGCACTCTTGTTAGCTTCAATGGTCAAGATAGGTTAAAAGTTACCTCTCTAGATAGAGCTAACAATATAGTCTACCTAGGAACAGAGATAGCAAGTACCGTAACTGGTGGCAGCTTAACTTACACGCCGCCTACCACAATAAACCTAGGTGTATCAGTGGCCCCTTAAACCTTAGAAACGTGGTCTTTGTATAGTAAATAACAAAGACCACAAACCCAAACCGCCGCAATTACCAAACCTTGTAAATCATTTAATTCTGGCATTTTATTTCCCTATCTTTTACTTTCAACGCCTTTAACTTTGTCGTGACTTCTCATTGCAGCAACACCGAGTAGAGAACCTATTAGCGCGATCATATCTGTAGCACCTAGGTTCGGAAAGTTTGGCATCACTAAATTACCAGTACCATCCCAAGCATTAAGCACCGTAAAAGCCTGATAAGACCAAATGTAAGTCATTACAATAGCTTTAGGCACATACATACAAAAAAGTGAAACAACGCCAACCCAGCCAACAGCAGGTCGCCACCATGATTGGAATTTTGAACTGCTATTTGCATCAGCTAAATTAATTTCAGCCTGCTTTAACATCAGCGATACATGTGCGTTAATTTGAGCTAAATCGCCTTTTTGCTCCAGCTCTTTAAGTTTTCGCATCTCCTCTGCGCGCTTTGTTTCGTCTGGCCAAATTCTGTTTATCGCAGCTTCGCCCAATGAAAGTGCAGCGCTTAAAGGGTCAAAGCTCATAACATGCACCACGCTAACAGCGACCAAAACGCAGCACCACCAACTACACTAAATGCAGCGGCGTGTACTAATGTGTATTTATTTTCTTTATCCATTTGCAAACCTACCTATAACAAAAACTAAATTAAAAAATACGGATACAGCTAATAAAAACATGTACCCGCGCTTTGAATGATTAACCTTTAGCAGCGCCTTTTGTAGTGAGTGTAAATCGTGCGTATCGCATTCGTGCGCGTCTTTTTCAAGGTTTTCGGTGTCTATGTGGGCTGTCATAGTTTAACCTCCATGACTCCATTAGAATCCAATGCTATGCACCACTTATCATAAGTGCTTGCGCCTAATTCAGTGTTATACACGCGCTTGTAGTAATCATAGAATGACTTTAAATCAGCACTTGAATTGCCCGTTAACTTTGGCAATGGATTTGGATCCATTGAGTATTTAAGGCGAGCCATGGCGCAGGCGTATTTAGGTGAGTCAATAAGGTTGTTAAATCCGCCAGCATTGCCCTCTAAAACTTGAAGACCACCAATAAAATCACGGAAATCATCACAGTCATTTAAAACATCACAATTTTGCCATATATCTGAATGAGTATCTGGCTCCATTTGCCAAATACCAAGCGCTGGGCCATTAATCTGTTTAATATATTGACCGCAATTAGATTCAATTGCAGCGGTACATAAGAGTAAAAATGCAGATTCTTTACTGTAATATCCACCGCCCATACATTGCAGTGTTGGTTTAATTATATAATCGTGTAATTGCTGTGCATCCATTGTAAAACCCTTAATTTAAAGTTAATATAATCTTACTCATTACCGAGTGACCTTTTCGCCCTATTTCGATAGGGCTTTTTTATGGCTGAAATAACCCGCATCTTTGCAAGTCTTAATATCTTGGCTTGCTTCACCGCAGGGCGTTAAACCTTTGCGAGTCATAAACTGAATTAAACCAGGTGATGTTTTCTTTCCTTTGTTATAGCTCACAATCAATCTCTTTATAGTTTGGATGCCCATCGCGCTTGGTTGGCTCGATACCTAATTCGGCATCTTCTTCCCACATTGAAACCAGCTCGCAGTAGTTTTTGCGCTCTGCTGCTTGCTCATTAATTCCTGAGCCTAAAAGAATATAACCTACAATCAAGGCTGCAATTAGGGTTAGGTATGCCAATAAAAATACAATTACATTCTTCATGACAACCCCAACTCTTTATTAATTTTAATATCTTCAATCTTACGGCGAGCATCTAACTTTCGCTGAGCCGCCTGCTTTTTAACTTCTTCGATAGCTTGCTTTGTTGCTTGAGTCTTTTTAATTAAGCGCTCATGCTCTTCTGGTGTCATCGCCATTTTACCCCACCAATTCTAAAAGTTGATTATACATTGCTGGTGAGTTAATTCCGCTTAAAAACTCCCACTCCCCACTACCAGCGTATTTAAATTTTGTGGCTTTACCATAACAAAACACAGTTGCCACATATCCTATTGGGTATTTACGATACCCCATTGAGCATTTGCACATTACATTCTCCTTAGTTGATAAAGTAATACTAGCACCGTTTTATCGTTTAACTGCTCCGACCAGTGGTGTAAATAGTAAAAAGCCGCAATTAAGCGGCTAGGTTGTTTATTTAGAATGGTAGATCATCTGGATTGAATACGCCTTGCGGATGGTTAGCCTGACCACCCCCACCTTGATACACTGGCTGACTTTGTTGCGATGCGTTATTCTGCTGGTGATAACCACTCTGTGGTGCGCTTTGCTGTTGTGGTGCGTAACCGCCTTGGTTTTGTTGTGGCGCTTGTGATTGGCCTTGTGGTGCACCGCCGATAAGGTCAATATCAGAAACTCGCAGGGCCAAGCCCGCACCGCCATCCCACTTTTGAAGCTCAAGCTCGCCATTTACAGCCACCTGAGTGCCCTTCTGTAAAAATTCAGGCAATCTTCCCTCAGCCTTTTTGCCAAATAAAGAGCACTTAACCCAGTTTGTCTTTTCTTTGTCGCCATAACCTGACTTGACGGCAACGCTAAATTCGCACACCGTAGTGCCTGTTGATAAAACTTTAACTTCTGCTGGATTGCCTAAGTTGCCTGTAAAATTCCAATTGTTCATAATAATTCCTTAATAGTTAATTGTAGTGTTTGGTAGTAAGCCTTTAGCGGCTAATGTAATTACTGTTTTTGCATCTTGCTCACTGATTCCATTTTCAGCCAGTGCGGCAAGTATTGAGTTGTTAACCTTCTTTTTGTGCTCGGTATCAGCTTCGCGCTTTAACCTTTCGTTTTCTTCCCTCTGTAGTTGCGCTTGTCGTGCATTCTCAGCGTTTATTAGCGCCTGCTCAGCTGCTTGTTCGGCTATTTGCTTTTCCCGCTCTGCTTGCTGCTGGCGCTCAATCTCACGCTGGCGCTCACGCTCCACCTTTTCCAAATCCCATAGGCGATTTAATTGTAAAGCTTCTTCGTGGTCGCGCTCTATTTGTTCGGCTAAATCCTTTTCAGCTTGAATGCGCTTTTCTTCATCTAGAATGCGCTTGCGCTCAGCATTCCATTCATCAATCAAGGCTGTAAACGGGCTATTTGCCTTTTCAAGTCGGAGCTTAATTTCTTTAGCCTCCGCCTCGACTTGCGATTTATATTGCTTTGATAAATCAATGCGCTTACGATCTAGCTTTTTCAGTAGGTCATTCACGAAGCTTGCTTGATCTTTTACAAACTTGCGCTGCTCCTTGTCTGACATATCAACGTAAAGACCTTGGTATTTTTCTCCTTCCGATTCAAGTTGCGCCAATTTCTCATCGGTGGTTAAGTCCGAAAATAAAACCAAATTAAATTCACTCATTGCCTTTACCTTATTTTAAGTTTTTTATTTGATCTGCAACTTGGTTAGATACAGCATAACCATTTGCTTTTAATTCACTGATAATCATATCAGCTGTTTTTGCACCGCTTTGAATATCAACCAGCATGTACTGCTTGTCATTTTCAAAAGTGTTGTACCAATTCACATTTTGTTGCTGACTTGGCTTGGCGCTCTTGGCTGGCTGATTTTGATTGCCATCCATAGAATCTGCATCCTTAGTGTCATCAATAAGGAATAAACCATTTAACGCATACTTACGAGCGTAGCTTGATGCCGTGCCAGTTATCTGACTGTCATCCATGCCCTTTTTAGTCAAAGACTCGCGAGCCATTGCGTTATTTGATACTGAGTTTTCACCATCGGTTATTTTTGCAGTTGCCACTATGTATATGCGATCACCAACCATTTTAATATCATCGCTAACCGTCACAACAAGCTCACCAAGGATAGGTTTTAAACCCTCCATAATATCTTCACAGCTGCGGTATTTATATTTACCGAATGCATTAAACTGATTCTTAGGAGCTTTTAGATTGCGCTGTATTTCAGCAACCTTTTTAATAAACTCTTTCATACTAATACCTCGCATCCAATATCTGCTCAATCTCGTAAACTAAAGCCTCGTTATTGCTAACCTTGGCTTTTTCAAGCTCGATTAATAATTGCTTTATACTCATTGCTGATTACCTTATTTAGTTTTGTAAGTTAAGCTAAAACCCATGCAATCAAATATCTTACCTAGAGTGCTTAGCTTTACATCTTTACCAGATAAAACATTATTAATTGTTTCATATGGTACGCCTGAAATTCTTGATAACTCTGCTTTGCTATTTACGCCAGCATCAGCCATTGCCTTTCTTATTAAAGTATTCATTATGCTTCCGTTTCGTTGTTTGATGATTGGTAATTTAGCACCTATATTTAATGGTGTAAAGTATTAATTATTAATATTGCACTTGTTATTTTATATTTGACAGGTGATCGGCAATAATATACATTTAACGGACTTTAACAACGGAGAGTAAGTAGATGAATCAATTCGACGCAGAATACGAAGCAGCTCAAGAAGCTACAACAGAAGCTATCTTGATTAATGAGCAAAACCTAGCGGGGCATTTTAACCATTATTCAGAAGCTGAGCTAATTAAGCTTTTATCAACTGGCAAAAAGTTTCTACGCTTAAAAGAAGGTTTAGGTAATCGCTGCATTGAAATAGATGATTTAAGTTGTGAGATTGCCCAGGACAACGAATTTACACTTAAACTTATTCATGAAACCTTGGATGATGACGCGAGTATCGAAAGTGTACGCAAGATACTTAACGATGAAATTGAGCGTCGTATAGCTTACGCATTACAGCAAATTAAAGAAGATTGGAGTGAGTTATTATGTGGATAAGTATTGATGATAAATTACCAAAAATTGAAACTGACACGATTTTAGTTTGCGTAAAATGCAAGAAAAGTAATGATCACTTTTCTGATACTGACGGCTTCCAAGATGGTGAGTTTGTTTACTGGTCAAGGCAGCCTAACTGCGAAATAACCTACTGGATGCCACTACCTGAGCCACCAAAGGATTAATTATGGTAATTGATAGCAACATAGACTCTATCGATTGCTTTGAGTGGCGTGATGTATACCACGCCATAAAACAAGCTAAAGCAGTTAGAGTTAAAAACAAAGTGCCCGTACAAACTATCGAAGGTGCAACGGGTTTATTAATAACAATTAGATTTACAACGTGCAATGTTATGCACATATCATGGAGTAATAAATAATGAATAACATTAAATGGGAAGATGGCGCGGTATGCTTTGCGGCTAAAAAGCAGTGGAACAGCATTTTACAACACGAGGTAATTATCGATCTTGCTGATTTCCAGTTAAACGAAATGCAAACAGGTGATTACATCAAAGTATCTGAGCTAGACACTGAGCAAAAGTATAATGATGCTGTAGAGGTGCTTGGCTTGTTTGGGTTTGAATGGTCGACTTATTTTAATTGGGATCAATTTAGAACCTCAACGCATACTCAGGTTTACCTTGGTGAAAATAGATTGCTACTTGGTTTTCGAGGTAAGCGCAAACTAACCTACACACAACTAATGACAATCGGTAAATTAAAACGAGCTATGATTGAGCGTGATTCAAATAAGCAAGTGGAGCAGTTAAGCATGGGGAGTATAGAGCCAAGAAAGCAGCTTAAAGACGGCAATAAATACCACCGCACCATTTACGGATTATGCGGAACACCTGTTAAAGTGGACGTATATCGCGTATCAGACGCTTTCCCAACTGGAAGCGCACCAATTGACCATGCAGTAAAGAAAATGCTTTGTGCTGGATTACGAGGCCATAAAGATAAACTAACCGACATTGATAACGCTATAGAAAGCTTACAGGCTGCGCGTTTATTATTAATTCAAAAGGGGGAAGTATGATAATGAAAAAGAAATTAACAAAGAGACAGCGCAAGAAAATGAAAGGCATGAATGCAGTCACTAGCAAGGCGTTTTACGATGGATATAAAAAGCCGTGTTTGTTTTTCCATTCTGGTACAACTTACGTAAACAAAGGTAATTTCGGAGTCTATGATTTATGAGTATGAACCTAAGCTACTACAGACGACAAATTAAAAAGATAGAAGATAAAATCAAAAACTCCAATGACATTAGCGACAAAGACTTTATGCACGCACTAAAGGAAATAGAAAACTACGAGCGAGCCATTAGACAAGCCGAACCCACTGGTGTAGATAAATATTTAAAATAACAACAAGCCCTTTAATTAGGGCTTTTTTGTGCGTGAAATAAAGTTGACGTACGTACAAATAATATATAGAATGTACGTACAATTTAAATAAGGAGTTAAGAAAATGAAACCACTAAACGTAAGATTCCCAGATAGCGTGAATGATGATATTGAGTTTATATCCAAATCAGGTGATTACAGCATTGCAAAATCATTAATTGCAAGAGCTGCCATTGCCTTGGGTATTCAGCAGATAGAATTAGCTAGAGATAGTATGAGCCAAGATGATTTTATTCTTTGGCTTGATTCGCAACAAGCAAAATAAAAAACCCGCGCTAACGGGTTAATTCAAAATAGGAGTTCGTATGAACAATCTAAGTATAGCAAATAAATGAATAATAAAAGCCCTAATTAAAGGGCTTTTTTATGTGTGAAATAAAATAAATGTAAAAATAAACTTTACACTAAAAATTAAGGTGTATATAATTACTTTACACTTTATTTGAGGATTGAATATGAAAAATACCACAGTTAGCTTAAATTCATTTATTAATGATTATTGTAAGGTTTTAGATCTTTCTGAGTTTACTGACACTTTCTTTGGTGGTTCTGTTACCGATGCTGCGTCAGCTTTCAATGTATCTAGGCAGACTTATTACAACTGGTTGAGCTCTGATGATTACCAAGTTGAAACAGTTTACTTTGAACTTCCAAACGGCGACCTAACTCATGATTACGTATTGAGCAAAAGGGTTAAAAGGGTTGGGGCGGCTAATCCTGACAAGCTAAAGAAGGTTGGTTATGTTTACGCAGTATCTGACGGCAATATAACAAAGATAGGGTCATCAACAAGACCTCAAGAGAGAATAAAGTCCGTAGCTAGGGAGCTTGGTTTCGATAGCGGGTACTCATCATTTGTATCAAACGTGACAAGTAATTATAGAGTTGAGGAATCAGCATGTCATAAAAGCCTAGAGCACCTAAAAAGGGAAAATACAATATACCAAAGAGAGGTTTTTTCTTGCTCTATTTCTGATGCTGAAAAGGTTATATGCTCAATTGTTAAAGGTTGTGATAGTGGCATATGCAAGACATTAAAAGGGTCTTTAATGAAAGTTGATGAGGTATTTAAATAATGCGTTGGATTAAACACGACACAGACGCGAACCAAGACGCAAAGCTGCAAAATGTATTGCTTGACTATGGCCTTGAGGGTTACGGTCTTTACTGGTATTGCATAGAACTTATAGCGGGCAAGGTTGACAAGGATAATATAACTTTTGAACTTGAGCATGATGCAAGAATAATAGCCCGTAATGTGGGGAGTACCGCGCAGAAGGTTGAGGAAATGATGCGCTATTTTGTTGAGCTTGGTTTGTTTGAAGATAGCCAAGGAACTATAACCTGCTTAAAGCTGGCTAGGCGTTTAGATAAGAGCATGACCAGTAACCCTGAAATGCGACAGTTAATAGAAAACATCAAGAGTCATGACTCAATCATGACTAAATCAGAAAAACCCATGCAAGATAAGAATAGATTAGATAAGAATAAAGATATTGATCAATCAAAAATTGATTTTGAACTATCAGTTGAAGAACAATTTAATAAGTGGTGGAAATATTACCCTAAGAAAGTAGCAAGAGCTAAAGCCCTTTCAATATGGAAAAGCAAAACTAAAGGTATGGACATTGATACCATAACTGCATTTAGTGATCACATTATCAATGATGTTGAGACTAGACTTGCAGACCTTGCAACAGGAAGTAAAACTTTTATTGGCTTTGACATGCTACACCCGACCACCTATTTAAACCAGGAGCGTTACAATGATGATATATGAGAATGTTAGCAGCTTAATATCACGCGCAATGATTAGCGGTGTTAGCCCTGAAATGCGTGACGCGCTAGCAATAATTAAAGATGAAATGGTTGAGGATAGGCAGCAAAGAATTATCCTAAACGCAATTAAAGACCTTGATAACTTTAACAGCGTTGTTAGCTCGCAAGCAGTTGAAGGTATGGTTGCTAACGATATTGATTTTTCATTTTTAATCGAACTTGGCAAGAACACTGTGCCAACGGAAGCCCCTCTACGCACTGCGATGCAGATTGTGAGCGTTTACAACGATAACCTAGCAAACCATAAGCTTAAACAGTTATCGGCCGTCATAGGCTCTGGTAGGCCGTTCAATCGTGATGATGTTAGCGCTCAACTGAGTGAGCTATCACAATTGGTAGCTCCTACGTCAGCATCAAAGCCAAAACCTTTTTATGATTACGCTGAAAACTATATCACTGTGCTGGAGCAGAGGCAGAGCAACCCAGGTACTAATGTACTTGATTTAGGTATTGAATTAGCTGTTGATAAAACCGCGCTTATAGTTTTGGGTGGTCAGCCTGGTATGGGCAAAACTGCACTCGCTTTGTATATTAACGATACCGTTGTAAGAAACGGCCACAAGGCGCTTATGTTCAGCTTAGAAATGGATGGCGGTCAGTTATTTGAAAGGCAGGTTAGTGCTTACACGAATATACCAACGCAAAAGCTAAAGAATATCGACTTTGGAGATAATGATTTATCTTCAACTGACTGGGGTTTAGTTGGTAGCGCAATCGAAAAGCTATCATCATCAAATCTATTTATTGACGATGACCCGAAATTATCAATTCCAATCTTTGTTAAAAAGTGTAGGGAGTTTAAAGAGGCTAACCCCGACCTAGCGCTTATTACTGTTGATTACCTAACTTTAATGCAATTACCAGACGCAAGCAGACGTGATTTATCGGTTGGTGAGGCTACGCGATTAATGAAACTACTGGCTAAAGAGCTTAAAACACCGATATTGCTTTTATCTCAGCTAAACCGTGAAGCAGACAAAGCAGCCAGAGAGCCAAGAAACTCAGATTTGCGCGACTCAGGTAGTATTGAGCAGGACGCCGATGTAATTATATTCCCTTACCGTGAGGAGGTTCACGATGAAAACACGGTTAACCGTGGTCTAGCTAGAATACTTAAAACAAAGGTTCGCGATGGTGAAACAGGTTCAAGTGTTTTAGGTTTTAAAAATGGCTCATTCAAGCAAGTAACCGCCGAGTGGAAAGAAAAACCAAAAGAAGAAAAGCCAATGAGAAGGAAATTTTAATGAGAAAGCAACGAGTAGAACTAAAAACAACAGAGCTTAAACAAATAAAAGAAATGCTTGATGGTGATTACTCTCATGAAGAGATAGGTGAGGAGCTAAACAGGCCAATATCAACAATTGCCGGCGTGTGCAGTCGATACGGATGGAGAAGAATCGGCATGAGTCCTGAGCAGCATGAGAGGGTAAAAGAGCTGGAAGCCCAAAAGCTACCTTACAGGGTAATCGCAGAGATGATGGGTAAAAGCCATCGAGTTATTGAGCTTTATTGCAGAAACAAGTTAGGCATTAAACGATACAAAACCAGTAAGGCTAATGAGCGATTTAAAAAAGGCTTCAACTGGTCTGGCTGATTAATTTTAAATAAATCACAAATAAGTGTTGCACAAATATGTGAAGGTGTTATTATAACCCCACTGAAACGAAATACTTAATTGGAGATAAAAATGCCTGGTACAAACTTAATCGAAAAAATCAAAAATCACTTTAACGGTGTGGCTGAGCATGGGTTTGTTAAATTTACAGTTAATGATACTGACTTTGTTTTTACTGACGGAACAATATACCAAAGCGTTGATGGCTCTCTGTGTGGTGGCTGTAAAAAAGCTAAAACATTGAATTCAGTAATTAAATTTGTAGAGGTTAGAGCTTAAATATGAAAACACTTAAATCATTAAAAGACCAGCACGGCACTTGCAATGCCGCTGGGCAAGCTTTAGGGGTTCATCAGCATCAGCTAAAGCGGCTAATTGATAAAGGCGCTCTATACAACGAAAAGGGCGAGATTTATATACCATCTAAAACAAAGCTAAATCTGGTCGGAGCAGTGATTAACGATTTATAGGTTATATTAAACACAATTAATTAATGGAGAGTAAAAATGAAAAATTCAGAATCACCAGCAATGCCAGTAAGTAATGATGTAATTAGCGAAATGCCTGGTTTCTGCGTCACAGAATCAACAGGATTAACTAAACGTGAAATGTTTGCTATGGAAGCTATGAAAGCTGCAATATCAAACAAAGCTGTTTTTGAGTATGGAGACTTTAGTGATGATAAATTCAAGGCTAAACTTAAAAAATTCTCTTATGAAATGGCAGATATTATGCTGGAGGAAGAATAATGACTTATCAACAATACAGAAACACAAGAATTAAAGGCGTATCGGTTTTATTTGGGGCTATTGCGGTTATGACTGCGGCGGCGTGTGTTTTAGTGGAGGTTTTGTGATGGAAACTTTAGAAGAGTTAAAAGCGATTATTGCGGGCAAGCCAGAGGGCGCGACTTTATATGATGGTGAATATTTTAAATTTGAAAATGATGAGTATCATCGCTGGTCTGTAATTTTCGATATTCAAGACTGGAACATTGATTTAGAGCCAAGTTGTAAGGTTCGCTCACTATCCGACATAGAGCGAATTATTTATTTGATGGAGCTAAACCAGAATATGCACACCACTGTTGCAGGTTATATCTATGGTAAAGATTGGGCGCACTGGAATGAATTTAACGCTGGGAAGTTTAAGTTATGAAGGACCCTAAAACACGCAACAGTCACGCGTCATGTGTAAATCGTATTCTTAATGAAAAGCAGTTGATGTTAAAAATAAAGCTTGAGCGCGAGAATAAATTAACCTGGCGCGAAATAGACGAAGCAATTAACAGGGTTGGTAAAGATGGCCAAACCTAAAAAATGCAAAGTATGCAAAAATGAATTTGCACCAACTTATAATTCAACTCAAAAAGTATGCAGTCCATCATGTGCGATTAAGCTTGTTGATATAGATAAGCAAGCTAAGGCTAAAAAAGCCCGCAACAGCGAAATAAAGAGAGTTAAGCAGAAGCTGAAGCAACTGAGTATGAATGACCGTCCAAAGGCGCTGAGAGCCGCACAGACTGCTTTTAATGCGTTTATACGTGAAAGGGATAAAGACCTTCCGTGTATAAGTTGCCAGCGACACCATAAAGGGCAATATCACGCAGGTCATTACCTTAGTAGGGGCGCTCACCCTGAACTGGCTTTTAATGAGCTTAATAATAATAAACAATGCTCTACATGTAATAACCATTTGAGCGGAAACTTATTAAATTACAGGGTTAACCTAATTAATAAGATTGGCCTTGAAAAAGTGGAGTGGCTAGAGGGTCCACATGAAAGCGTAAAGGTTTCAGCGCATGAATTATGGGAACTGCAAAGGCGATATAAGCAAAAGTTAAAGGACTTAATCAATGAGTCTAGTTAAATCAATTAAATTTATAGGCACAAACACTCAAGTAGTTATCCAGCTAATGCAAGAGTTATTTAAGCACAGCGGACAGCTTAAAGTAACCATTGAGCCTTGGAGTGAAAAACGCACCATTAGCGCTAACGCTCAAATTCATGTTTGGTATGCTCAAATAGCAAAGCAGGATGGGGAGAATGTTTTGAATGTTGAGAACCAGTGCAAGCGTTTATTTGGTCTGCCTATTCTTCTTGAAAGTGCTGAATACGGTAAAAAGGTTGGCTGGACGTTAAGCAGGCTTGATTTTTTTAATTGGCCTTATGAGCAGCAGTGCGGATACATGGAATTATTACCAGTTACCAGGTTATTCACAACCAAGCAGCATAATGAATACCGTGAGTCGATGTTAAATCATTTCAATAAAGAAAATTACGGATTAGATTATAAAGATTAACTGGTCGGGGCAGTAAAAACGAGTTTTTGATATATAGTTATCGCACTTAATTAATTGGAGAGTTAGAGTGAAAGAAATTAACACGGAGTTTGATTTTAATTCAGATATTCACGTTGCCAGCATATCAGGCGGTAGAACTTCGCATTTTATGATTGGTGTATTGATTGAAAAGTACGGCCGAGATAATCTGCATTTTGTTTATTGTGACACTGGTGCTGAGCATGATGGTACATATGAATTCATACGTGAAACTGAGGGCTTTTACAATATAAAAATAACATGCCTAAGGTTATCAATGCCCAAAGAGGATGGTGTTGGGGCGCAGTATGAAATCGTTGATATAAGTGATTTAAAGCGAGATTACAAAGCGTTTAATCAGCTGATGGAAAAGTACGGGAGACCATTCAATCCAGGCGGCAAGTTTTGCACTGACCAAATGAAAACCAAAATTTACAGAAAGTATTGCAATGGCAAGTTTGGCAAGGGTCAATACACTACATGGATAGGTTATCGCGACGAGCCAAGGGATGCCAGTAGGGCGTGGGGTCACACGGTATCAGGTATGATTACAAAATGGTTTAACATCCCAAAGGATGAGCAGGGCGAGTTTTACATTGATTGTTATGACGCGCTAAGTAACTCAATAGGCAGCTTGTTTGATTACGTAGCTTCATTTGCTCAAGACGCGTTAAGCGAGCATATGTATAAGAGGGTTTGTCAGATAGTTGAAAGGGTGGTTAAAAACAAGCAGACCGGATATAGATTCTTATTTGAAATATCAAACTTTAATAATGACATGATAAAAGAATGGTGGAGAAAGCAGTCTATTGATTTAAGCATTCCAAATCTTTGCGGTAACTGCATATTTTGCATTGAAAACACGGTTAACCAATTAAGCTACCTTTGTCATACGCAAAACGATCTAGCGCTTGAATGGATGGAGGTTGTCAATAGCAATAAGATACCAACCAAAGATAGAAAGGTTAGTGAAACAGCAATGTACAGAAATGGCTCGCGAAAAATGTCGTTCAAAGAGGTTTACGATGAAGCTATGTCGCAACCAATAAGTTATTGGGAGGATAAAATAAACCACGAAACAAAGCTATCACCTTGCGCGGTTGGTTCGTGTGATTTATTTAATTCAGAAGATGATAACTACAAATTGGATTTGCAATAATGAACAACAGACTACCAGCCCTGCAAAGACGCGCCAGGGCTTATTTAAAAAACCTTGTAGTTGCTTATGACTACAAAACACAATCAAGCGCAGATTTAATAAACGTTAAGCTTGGTATATTTGCACCGGTTAATATGAATCTATTTAACTTGGCCACCAACTACAAATACCGCTGGAATATAATCCTAGTCGCCATTGGCTTAAATAGCCATTACCACAAGGTTTATACAACTATTGAGCTTGAAACTACCAAGCATTACAAGCAAAGCGAAATGTCTGATTTTATTAAAGATAAAATGGTTCAATTTAAAAAGCAAAAGCACGAAGGTATTGAGGTTTTAACCAATACAGCTTGGATTGCTTCACCGCAAAGATTGAACATAACTGACACGCAGATAGATAGAATATTGCGATTAAGGGGCGCGTGGTAATGTTAAGCAAGCAACAAAAGCAATTAATCATAGATAACCCTAACTTAAACGCGTGTGTTTTGGCTAAATTTATCGGTGCCAAGAGTCAAACGGTCACATCATTTAGATTTAGAAATAAGATTAAGCCGAAGTGGTACTACAAGGGGAATAAAATACCATTTTTAAGCGTTAGGACTAATGACCGATATGCGCTAGATGTTTACTTTAGAAGTGGCACACTAGCTACTAGTGGTAGTTTTTCAAAGGCCATGAAAATAGTTGATCACTTAATATGGTGTATTGAATTAGATATGTTCGATAAGCCAAGAATAGAAAACCCATACTTAAAAAACTTAAAATTCGGAGAGTAATAATGACACCAACACATAAAACAGTGGGTAGCGCGGGCGCTGATTTAGTTTGCGCAAAAACAATAACCATACAGCCAAATGAAACTCAATTAGTAAGTACTGGCGCATACGTACCAAGCGGGCTGCCTAAAGGGGTTGCACTGCTTCTTATGGCTCGCTCAAGCATAGCATTTAAAAAGCGTTTGCTTCTTTCAAATGGCGTAGGCTTAATAGATAGCGATTACACTGACGAAATAAAATGCATGTATACAAACTTAAATAGTGAGCCTGTAACGCTTGAACGTGGCGAAAGAATAGCCCAGCTAATGCCTGTGCAGTTTACTTACGGCGTATTCCCTATCGAAGATAACGAGCGTAAAGGCGGATTTGGTAGCACTGGCAATTAATAGGTGCTAATATAATAAAGTCTAAGATTTGCACGCTTTACAATCTAACACTCTCCAAGTGTTTTAGCCTCAGTTAACGCTGGGGCTTTTTTAATTGTGCTATCTTAGGTTGATTAATGTATTATTGGAGTACCGATAAATGTTAGAAGGTATACTTACATGGCTTCAACTACTAGCCCCAAGCGACCTGTTAAACCTAAGACTAGTACAAAACCAAAGTAACTTGGTTTTTGTTATGTACTTGGTGACATTTAAAAGGTCATGGCATTTTGCTGTGGCCTTTATTTTTTGCGAGTTACTAGCCATGTTTGATTTATTTGGTTTATTTTCAGAGCTTGATTACAAATGGTATGGGGTTATATTTTACATTGCTATTTGTCTTACATGGTCAATGGTTATTGTCTCACAAATTAAGCGCACAAATAACAACGGGTTAGCTTTCGCTTGTAGTATAATGATACTATTCTTAATGTTTATGGCTTGGGATAGTTGGGCGAATGCGGATATTGAGACTTATGCTTACAAAAATTATGCAAACATCATTGTATGTATTCATGCTTGCATCATTGCTTCGCTTTATAAGCCTAGAGCCTACATTGACGATATGGTATGTAAGCTTCGCAATTATGGCATCAGCTTACTCCATGCTTACATTGTGCGCCTTGTTTGCTATAATTTCAGATAACATAAAATCAATCAGGTCTCGTAATGAGTGATCAAACAAATCAAGTTGTAACTGAGTTGCATTTAAGGACAATAGAGCAGTACATGGCTGAGCTTGCTAAATCACAGGCAGGGCAGGCAAGTGCCTTAACGGAATTAACATCAGCTGTAAATAGATTGGTTACTCGTGATGAAGTCAGAGCCGAGGCTGATAAAAGGATAGAGGGAGACCTAGCAGACCTCAAAAAATATAAAGATTATTCAGAAGATATAGTTAAGAGGTCGGAAAAAGATCAAAAGTTTAAAGATGGCCTAATGCAAAAAGTTGTATATACGTTAATGGCCTCAGCTGTTGTTGGTGTGCTTAGTTATGGTGGAATACTGATTTATGACAATGCCGGAAGTAAAAATAAAACCCATAAAGTAAATAAATAACTCAACTGGTCGGATATGTTAAACACTTAGAGGTTGCTATAATGCAATCTCTTTTTATTTGGAGAGTAAAGCAATGAGTATTAAAGATAACCTAGAAAAAGCAGCGGCGTTATTTGGCGCACCTAACGAGCCTAAATGTGTTTTTATGACAAAAGAAACCAAGAATAAGATAATTAACGAGGCTTTTGATATAAGCGAGCATGAGTTTGTCGATAAGTGGGTTAGATACGCTAAACTTTTTGATGATGGCGATTACCTAAGAATAAATATAAGTAATGAGTCGTTCAATACTGTGATACACAACAAGCAAGACGCCATAGCAATAGCTAAAGCGCTAGGTGTAACAGGGGAGGATTTATTGTGATTAAGAATAAACATAAAAGGTGGCAGTGGTGGTTGTGCATAGCTATGTTGTCGCCACTTATTTTATTTTGTTGTTTAAGCTACATATTAGGTGGTGCATTTAAGGCCCTATCTGTGGCTTTTTTATTTATTGATTATACCCCGCCGCCAAAATGGCTAGTAAAGCTAGTTGATTGGGCTAACGGAGATTAGAATCGAAGCCTCATTTAATGGGGCTTTTTTACATCTGCAATAAAGTGCTATAATCAAGCTATATGCTCTATCAGGAGATAGGGCGCTTAATTATCAGGAGATAATGAGTATGAGTAAGTTAACTGGCGGTGTCCTTGATTATGAAGGTTACGCAAAGCTGTTTGGAACAAAGCCATTTATGGCTTACGCAGATGGCGGAAGTTCAACATTGAAAGTGATTTCAGTGAATATTGATAGCAAAGTGGTTGTGCACTACAAATTAGATGAAAACAACAACCCTGCCTTTGATGGTGAAAATCTAATTGAAGAATCACTAAAGCCAAAATCATTCAAAGCTTACGCTGGCGATGAATTGATTATTGAGTGGTGATTTATGGCAAAGTTAACACCAAAACAAGACGCCTTTGTTAAGGCTTATTTACTGAATGGCGGAAACGCTACACAGGCGGCTATATCAGCGGGTTATAGCGAAAAGACGGCCAAGTCTATAGGTCAAGAAAACTTGACTAAACCTGACGTAAAAGAAGCGATACAGGAGCACCAAAAAAAGACTCAAAAAGACTTTATTTGGTCTAAAGAAAAGAAGCTTGAGCTATTGCAAAGAATAGCCAATGTAGCAGCTACTGAGGATGGCGAGAAAGGCATGATTAACATGCAAAGTGCCATAGCCGCAATTAAAGAACATAACTTAATGCAGGGTGATAACGCTCCTGTAGAATCAAATACCAGTATTAAGGTTGAGCAATCACTTGCTGAAAAGCTTACTGGTGGGTCTAAGCGATAATGACCAATCATGAGCAAGCCAAGTGGTATTTAGATAACCTAGATGAGATTGACTATGAGCAGCTAGCCGATGCACTAACCTATAAGTGGTTTAGGCTAAACACCCTTTACCACATCAAAAACAAGCAAGGCAAGAAGGTCTTATTTACTCCCAATGAGGAACAAGAAGATTTTTACGTTAACATGCACGGTCGCGATATTATATTGAAGGCTAGGCAATTAGGTTTTACCACCTTTAAAATGATACATGATCTTGATGATTGCTTGTTCATCGCCGACTTCAACGCTGGTTGTATTTGTCATAACTTAGATGCGGCTAAGGATATATTCAGAAACAAGATTAAGTTTGCTTACCAGAATATAAAGCCCGAACAAATAGAATTGCTATCCGAGATGGGCTACAAGCTACCAAAGCCTAAAAGCGATAAGGGTAACGCTTACGTATTTGATAACGGCTCAGCAATTAAGGTTTCAACATCATATCGTGGTGATACCCTGCAATCATTGCACGTTTCTGAGTTTGGCAAGATATGTAAAAAGTATCCCGATAAAGCAAAAGAGATTGTTACTGGTGCATTTGAAGCTGTACCCGCTGATGGTGGTGTAATTACCCTTGAGTCTACCGCGGAGGGTAAAGAGGGTTATTTCTATAAGTACAGCGAAGAAGCTAGAAAACTTAAAGAATTAAATAAAGTGCTAAGCGTGCTTGATTTTAAGTTTCATTTTTTTAGCTGGTGGCAGCGCCCTGAGTACGCAATAACAGGGCGTGTGGCAAATCAGTTATTGCCGTACTTTGCAGAGCTTGAATCAAAATACGGCATTAAGTTAGATGACCGTCAAAAGGCTTGGTATTCTGCTAAATGGAAAGACCTTGGAGATGACATCAAACGCGAGTACCCATCAACACCCAAAGAAGCGTTTGAGCAATCTATCGAGGGTGCTTACTACGCAACTCAATTTGCGGATATTTACAAGCAGCAAAGAATAACCGATTTAACAGGCTATGCTGAGTCACAAAAAGTAAATGTGGTTTGCGATATTGGTATCGGTGATAGTACGGCTTTGTGGTTTTGGTGCGCCCAAGGTGATGAGATACAGGTTTTACACTATCATGAAAACAGCGGTGAAGGATTAGGTTATTATCTAAAGTACATTGAAGATAAAGTAACTGAAATGAATTGGTCCATGGGTAAATACTATGGGCCCCACGATATGAATAACCGCGAGTTCGCATCAAAGGGTAAGACTCGTAAGGAATTGGCTAAAGAAGGTGTTGAGTATGGTAACAAGAAATACTCAGCTAACTTTGAAATAGTGCCCAAGCTTGGTGTTGATGATGGCATTCAATTGGTGCGCGAAATGTTGCCTAATTGTGTATTTGACGAACAGCAATGTGAACAGGGTATAATAGCACTTGAGAGCTACCGTAAAGAATGGAATGACAAGCTTGGTTGCTGGCGTGATTCACCTTTGCACGATTGGGCATCGCATGGAGCTGATGCGTTTAGATACTTAGCAGTTGTCGAGAGCAAGCGTAACACCTTGTGGACTGGCGGCTTTAAAATGAGATAACTTATGATTACTACAAATGTAGGTGTGTTAAATCACCCTGATTACAATAAAGCTTGTGTTAAGTGGCAAGTGGTGCGCGATTGCGTTAACGATGAGGTTAAGCAAAAGGCGTGTAAAGGCGCTGCTATTACGTGCGATACAATTAGTCGCTCACAGAATGGCTATATTATTCGCGACCCTAATATTAG